GACTGTGTCGTATGGGACGGAAGTGGCAGGCGTCTGATGGGTTTGCGGGTGAACGTACGGCAGATGCTAAGTCTTTCGGTTGGCGTGCCGGTTACTATGATTTGCTTCGTGCCTCCGTCCAGATTTGCCACGGGCCAGAGATTGCTATAAAAATGGCACCATACGTGATGGACCTGTATGGCGAGAAATTTGAAGATTACATGAGGGAATTTAAAAATGCCTGATCCATTCAGTGGCGGTGCACTACTTGTAGGCGGTACATTGCTTGGCGGAGCGATGCAGGCCGACGCAGCAGGTGATGCTGCTGCTATGCAAGCCCAAGCCAGCGAAGCTGGTATCGCAGAGCAGCGTCGCCAGTTTGACAAGCTTCAAGAGCTGCTCAAACCATATGTTGAGGCTGGTCTTCCAGCAATGCAAGCGCAGCGAGCGATGTTAGGGCTCACTACTCCTGAAGAACAGGCCGCTCAAATTGCCCAGGTGCAAGGCTCTCCCATGTTTCAGGAATTGACTAGGCAAGGTGAGGAAGCATTGCTAGCGAGAGCCTCGGCCACGGGCGGCTTGCGTGGCGGGGACATCCAGGGCGCACTGGCTCAGTTCAGGCCGCAGATGCTTGCACAGCAGCTTGAGGATCGGTATTCAAAGCTTGGTGGCTTCACGGCATTGGGTCAGCAATCTGCCGCTGGTGTAGGCACTGCTGGAATGCGTACTGGTGAGAGCATCGCCGGCCTATTGGCACAACAGGGCGCTGCTCAGGCTGGTGCTGAACTTGGAAAAGCACAAGCTTACTCTGGCTTACTTAATTTGCCTATGCAGTTTGCAGGAATGCACTTTGGATCTAAAGCCATGGGCGGGAAGGGAATTTTCTGATGGTTCAGCCAATTGATTACAGGATCAACGTCCAGAGTCCGTTTGAGGCTGCGCTTGGTGGGTTCAAGATCGGAGCTGACATTGCTCAAATGCAGCGGCAGCGAGAAGCAGAAGACATTAGGCTGAGGCAGCAACAGGCTGCTGAAAGCCGTTTGAAAACTTATCAGGACACTCTGTCACAAGTCATTTCAAAACCATCTTCTGAAAGAACGTGGGAAGATTTTGAGCCGGCTTTTGCAACTGCTCCGAACAAAGAGCAGATTGAACTTTTGAAGACGATGCAAGAGCGTGGAGATGCAACTAAATTGCAATCACAAAAGAATTTTGCATCTAACATTCTTTTATCGCTCGAAACAAATCCAAATGTAACAAAAAACATTTTGGACGAGCGAATTTCAGCAGAAAAAGACCCACAACAAAAACAGTTCTTACAAAGTGTTCGGCAAGTTGTTGAAGAAAGCCCACAAGCAGCAGCACAGGCCATTGAACTTGGAGGGGCGGCGTTGTATGGGAAAGAATGGTATGAAGGAATCTCTAAAGTAAGAGCAGAACGGCGCACTCAAGAAGAATACAAACAAAAGATTCGGAAAGAGACCGCCGAGGCCGCTGACACACCTGAAAGACTCAGGCTTGCAAATCAATTGACACAAGCACAAATAAAAAATCTTGATAGCCAAATTAATGACAGAGCTTCTAGATTGAATCTTGATAGAGATGAATTGCAGTCAAAAGTAGATCAACAAATAATTGAATTAAGGGCGAAAGGCGCTCAATTAACACCAGATGCCACAAAATTGGTCAATGAGTCTGCAGTTGCTTCAATAGCTGCTGAAAGGTCTTCTGCATCAATGCTTGATCTAGCTAATAGGCTTGAGAAAGAAGGTGGCGGATACGGCAAATTTAGCGGCTTAAACGCATGGTTAAGGAATGCAACAGGTAATCAAGACAGTTGGACGCAAACACGTCAAGAATATGTAAGATTAAGAAATGCTCAGGGTATAAAATCTTTGCCTCCTGGACCGGCGACAGATAAAGACATTCAATTAGCTTTAAAAGGTTTTCCAGATGAAAATGCAGACTCTTCGACTATTGCCTCATTCTTGAGAGGTATGGCAAAACTTTCTCAATTTGAATCGGTTGCGGAAAAAGCAAAATCTGAATGGATAAACTCTGTTGGATCACTTGGCAGGGCTAGAACAGACATCGAGGTTGATGGCGTAAGAGTGCCAAGTGGATCGTCTTATATAGACTTTACAAAGCAGATTATTGATAAAAAAGCGCAAGAGTTATCCTCTCAACAGGCAGAACAAACAATGCCAGAGAGAAGCTACATGAGATGGGCAAACCCTCAAACAGGAAAACAACCTGTCGGACCTGCAACATTTGGCGGACAATAAAGCATGGAAACTAAAGCCCCAAACAGCTATAAAGATCCTTATTGGTCTGATTTGGCATCAAATACAGAGAAAAAGTTAAATCTACCAAGCGGGCTATTGGTTTCTATTTTGACTCGTGGAGAGAGAAGCAATGCCGATCAGGTGTCTGAAGCAAACGCTCGGACTCCATTTCAGATTATCCCGGCAACTCGTGATGCCGTGTTGAAAAAATATGGCATTGATGCTTATTTGAGTCCTCAAAACTCCGCCGAGGCAGCAGGTTTGTTATTGAAGGAATCCCTTGATAGAAACAAGGGAGACGTTTCTTTAGCTGCTGCAGAATATCATGGAGGCACTAACCAAAAAAACTGGGGTCCAAGAACAAAAGCCTACGTTCAACGAGTGTCAGAAGGTTTGACTAGTGCCCCTGCAAGAACAGGAGAAAAAACAATTGCAGAAGGTGGAACAGTAAGCTCTTTTCAGCGTGCTCTTGCTGCTAGTCCTGTTTCTGACATTCCTCAAAATCAAATTGCTCAAATTTTTGAGGCATACAAAAGTGGACAGATGACACCAGAGGAGGCATCTGATTTTGAGTCGGATGTGAATGCTGGAAAAATCATGCTTCCGCGCGGAGCTTCACTTAATAAAAGCATTCAAAAACAAGAGCAGAAACCTGCCGCATTTTTATTGCCTGATCAAGTTCTTGATGCTTATTCATCAGGGAAAATGTCCCCTGATGAGATGCTAGAGCTTGAAAAAGATGTGTCCCGCGGAATTGTTGGAATACCAAGTTATTTTAAACAAGATTCGAAAACACAAAAAATCTGGAAAGATGTTGGCAGCCTTGTCCCTGGAACTCCAACGACTTGGGAAACAAAACCTGAGCCAACTTTAGGCGAAAAGATTATTGGTCAAGCTGAAACCGGCGCAGCACTGACAACCGGCCTAGTTGGTGGCGTTGTTGGTATGCCTGTTGGTGCTGTTAAGGGTATTGCCAAATCAATTTTGGATGGCAGCTTTGGCACTCCTGAGGCTGTGAGAATGGTTGAGCAAGAAGCATTAAAAGCTTCTCAGGCCATGACATACACCCCAAGAACAGAGGCAGGACAAGAGAAAACTAAAGAAGTCGCCCAGGTTCTGACTCAGGTTTTGCCGCCAGTTGTCCCAATGTTGGGAGGTCCACCTGGAGCCATTACGACATCGGCAAGAATGACTGCCTTGCCGATTGAAGCTGCTGCTAGGGCTTCTGCACCTGCTGTAAGAGAGGCTGCTGCTAGAACTGGACAGGCTGTTCGTGCTGGTGTCTCAAGAATTACTGGCGCTGCACCTGAAGCCGCTACTGGTCCTCAATCCGTCGGCGCAGCCGCTACTCCTGCCGCAATTCAGCGGGTTGAAACTGCCGCTGGATTGCCTGTTCCAATGACATTGACAAGAGGGGCAGCAACAAGAGATTCAACTCAATTAGCTTTTGAAAAAGAGCAGATGAAATCTGCATTAGGCGGACCATTGCGCAATCGAGCAGAGGAAAATAATCTGCAAGCATTGCAAAATATGGATGCGTTGATTGATATGACTGACGCTCGTGTCATTGAGCTGACTGCGACAGGTGACTCTGTAATCAAAGCATTAACTAAGGGTCTTGCATCAGCAAAGAACAAAACGCGAGTTGCTTATCAAAATGCAAGGAATTCGCCAGAGGCAAACGCACCCGTAAATCCTGGTACAAAAGTTACTTTTGATGTTGATGGAGCTCCTACTCAAATATCAGTACTAGACTATTTGAACAGTAAACCTGTTGGAATTCCATCATCTGCTGTCACTGATTCAGTTAGAGGAATTGCAAAAAAAATCGGCATTGCCAGCGAAGATGCAAACGGAAATTTGGTTCCAATTGCGTCAACAGTCAAAAAGATGGAAGATTTCCGCAAGGAAATAAGCGGCATTGCAAGGTTTGATGACAACATTGGCATCAGAGACGAAACAATTTTAAAGAAGCTCATTGACGCTCAAACTGATCCTGTAGCCGGTCCTTTGTTCAAAAAAGCTAGATCATTAAGAGAGCAGCAGGCTAGAAAATTCGAAAACAGGGTGATTGTTGGGCGTCTTCTGAAGAATCGCAAAAACATGGATGACCCAATGGTTGCGGCAGACAAAGTTCTGCAAAGATCCATACTGAGTTCTTCTCCAGAAGAAATAACATTTCTTAAAAGAGTGTTAGTTACATCTGGCAAGGATGGGCAACAGGCGTGGAAAGATTTACAAGGCGCAACCATGAATTACATTAAAAACGAAGCGACAAAAAATATCGGATCAGACTCACTTGGAAGGCCGCTAGTTTCGACTGCTCAACTGCACAGAGTGATTAGGGGATTGGATTCGAATGGTCGACTTGATGTTATTTTTGGAAACAAAAACGCTCAAATCATCAGAGACTTGAACGAACTTGTCCAGGATGTGAACACAGTCCCTCCTGGGACGCTAATCAACACATCAGGAACAACGGCCACATTTCTTGCAGCAATTACAGAAGCTGGTTTAACTGGAGCGCTTATCGGGTTGCCTTTTCCGGCCGCAACTGGGATTAGGCAATTGATCAAGATGAAGAAAGAACGCGCCACCAAAGCAAAAATTGCAGATGCGTTGAATGCATTGCCTACTGTTCAGCCATAATTCAGACATCAACACACGGGTGACCCATGCCAGCACTATCAATCAACGTACCTTTCCCAGTGTTCCAAGACCGTGATGGTCAGCCGTTGGAAAATGGCTACGTTTACATTGGAACACCATATCTTGATCCGCAAACCAATCCTGTGCAGGTCTATTTTGACGATGCGCTGACGATTCCAGCCGCTCAACCACTGCGCACCATTAACGGTTACGTGTCGAATGCTGGCACCCCTGCACAGCTTTATGTGAACGGGGTCAACTTCTCTATCAAGGTGCTTGATAGCAAGGCGAACCTGGTTTACAGCTTTCCAGATGTAAGTGGGATCAGTCCTAATGCTTCTGGAATTCAGTATGACCCTGCAGGTGTTGGCGCTGTTTCAACAACCGTTCAAGCAAAGTTGCGTGAGACGGTGAGCGTTAAAGACTTTGGAGCTGTTGGTGACGGTGTCAACGACGACGCACCGTTCATCAATGCGGCCATCACGGCAGCAATCACTGCTGGCGGCGGCATCGTGTACTTTCCTCGTGGTCAGTATCGCTGCAACACCAGGATCGGCACTTTCATCAATGTGCAGAACCTGACGCTGCTCGGGTATGGCGCAGAGATTCAGAACTACTCTGGAACCAGCGTCCAAGGATTGATGCAGTTCGGCAATGCCGCGCTGGATGCCTTCGGCATGTACTCTGTTTCCACAATCACGGTCAACCAACTGCGCATTCTTGGCATCAAGTTCACATCGAGCAACACGTTCAACCCTGCAACTCAGCGCTGGAATGATCAGATGCCGATCAGCTTGAACACTGCAGAAGACGTGATCATCAGGGACTGCTACTTCGAGAATTGGGACTTCGCGGCCATCGACTTTGGCGCAATCTGCCGCAATGCTGTGGTGGACTCCTGCTCGTTCTATTCTTCAAGGGTTGATGCTGGCCACGCCAACTATGGCGTGCGCGCATTCTGCTACGCCAATTACACCAGCTACAGCAACGGCAACGGCGATCTTTCTCCGACCAATCCGAGCACTGGCATTCTGAAGCCTGGATATGTTCTTGCATCGCCTTCTTCGACCACATGGGGTCACGAGAACATCAGCGTCACCAACTGCTACTTCGAGAACGTCAGCCACGGCGTGATGTTGTCGGCTGCTCGTCGTGGGGTGGTATCCAACAACCGATTCAAGAACATGAGCACCCGGTCTGTCAGTTTGACGACCTACTCGCAAGAGTATCTGTGCGCCAACAACGTCCACTCGCTGGACACCACGCAACAGACCTCGACTGGTGTGTCGGTGTTCTACGGTCTTGGCCAAGCCACCTACTACAACAAGATCAACGACGACAAGTTCGAGATCGTTGGCGCAACCAACAATGCAACTGGATTCATTCCGATCAAGTGCTATTTCAACTCTCACAACTGGATGATCACCGACTGCCAGTTCAACATCCCGACTTGGGCTGGCAGTGGTGGGAACGTCATCAGCGTAGAAGACAACTCTGACGGCGAGTTCAGCCGCAATCACATGTATTGCCCGAACGTCGTGCATCCGGTCAGCATCATTCCGACCAACACGGTTGCATATCCAGGCTACCAACAGCAGAAAATTTTGGTTATCGGCAACATCTTTGAAGCGTTCAGTACCGGCGCGATTCAGGTGTGGAACACCACCACAGCACCTGAGCCGATTGTCATCAAGGACAACATCATCTACGGAAACCCGACCAGGTTTGTCGCGGCCAAAGTTGACGTTGCAGCAAATGCTCCAAAGTTGTTCTTGCAAGGCAACCAGATTCTTGGCAATCCTGTTCGGTACATTGACAACGTCTCCACATTCAAGGCAATCCTGCAGAATGTGGATGTGCTGGAGTTTAAGACACGCCTCTCCACTGGAGGGGGAGTCGCAAACCCTTCCACGACTGCTGTAAGTTTCGACTTCAGCAGCTACTTCCTCCCTGCGTGCTTCAGCAATGGTACAAAGTCCTACGACTTTACAACCTATGGCGGCCGTGAAAACGGTCAGGCCAGCACTGACTTTATCTTTGCCATCACCGGCGAGACCGGAACCAGCATCAGTGGTGACATCATCCGTAATGCTGGTGCATCGTTCCAGCTAGGCTACACAGCCTTGACTGTCCGATTCTTTGGCTTGGTGACTTGAGGAGAATGAAATGGCATTGAAGCAAACTGTTATGTTCAAGGGCGTCGAGTTAAAAGACGCCTATTTGAAAATTGAAAGTTTCACCGGCAACAAGGATTCTCTGCAAATCAGCCTGTATGTCAAAGCCTCGGCATCTGGTGAGGCGATTGATGGGCATCTGATTCAAAATGTGCCGTATAACATTGATGGCGAGAATCAGATCAAGCAGGCATACATCTACCTCAAGACGCTGCCGCAATATGCTGATGCTGTGGACTGCTGAAAATGACGACGCCATCTCCAGCACTCACACCAGAAATCAGCATTGACTTTACGTCTGCTGGTCGTGGCGGCTGCCGTCGCATCTCCGCTTGGCGTGCAGGCTCCTTTCGACCAGCGCTTCAGCGCGCAAGAGACCGGCCAAGTGCGCGACGTCAACGCCAACACAACAATTTATTGTGAATGCATTAAGTCAAAATCAGTAAACGGAGAAAGCAATTGGACAATCAGATGATTTTCAACGCAGCCGTAAGCCTTGCGGGGTTCCTTGGCGGATGGGTTCTGAACAACATTTACAAGGCCATTGAGCGGCTTGAAGATGAGGCCAGAACCTCCCCAGCCAAGTACGTCCGGCGTGATGACTATCGAGAAGACATGAACGAGGTGAAAAACCTTCTCGGAAAGATCAGCGATAAGTTGGACAAGAAAGAGGATAAAAGATAATGCTTACCCTACTCAGCACAATCGTTTCGTTTCTGGCGGGTGGCTTGCCCAGGTTCTTGGAGTTTATGAAGGATCGCAGCGACAAAAGACAAGAGATTGAATTGCTGGGTATGCAGATCCAGAGGGAGCTAGAGCTTCGAAAGCTTGGTTTTGATGCCGAGGCAAAGCTTGAGGAGATCCGCTCCGCTCAGTTGGAAATGGATATTGCAAGCCGCGAGATCCAAGCAAGAATCGGCGCACAAAGCGACGAAATGAAGGCCATTTATCGCCACGATGCGGAGATCGGTGAAGGTGCCAGCCAGTGGGTGATTAACCTGCGCGCGTCCGTGCGGCCTGTGGTTACTTACGGATTTTTCATCCTTCTGGTGCTAATTGACATCGGCATTTTCTTTTATGGGGTGGCTGCTGGCGCGTCGTTTGTTGATGTTGCGGCGCAGCTTTGGGATGAGAACACCCAGGCGCTATTTGCCTCCGTGATAGCGTTTCACTTCGGCGGCAGAGCCTTCGGCAAATGAAGACTTCAGAAGTCGGCATCAGCCTTATCAAACACTTTGAGGGCGTTAGGCTTAAGCCGTATCGGTGCCCTGCTTTGCTCTGGACTGTTGGCGTCGGGCATGTTTTGTACCCGAGACAGCACCACTTAACACTTGAGGAGCGTATGCATTTCCAGCTCGCTCCAGCTCACAACCGGACATTCACCAAGGAAGAAGTCAATGATCTACTCAGAAATGATCTTCGTCGGTTTGAGCGAGGTGTTGAAAGACTATGCGGAAGAAGCACAACGCAATGTCAATTTGATGCTCTGGTTAGCTTCGCTTTCAACCTTGGGCTCGGTGCCCTTCAGCGATCAACGCTCAGAAGAAAGCACCTCAGAGGGGACTACGCTGGAGCAGCCAGCGAGTTTTTGAAGTTTGTCCGAGCAGGCGGGAGAATCCTGCCCGGGTTACAACGGCGTCGTATTGCTGAACGACTTTTATACGTAAAGCATCACGATACCGGTGATGCTGGCGATGATTAGAACAATCATCAACAGGCTTGCCGCCATTGATGCGATTCCTTCAATCTCGGTTGGTTCGTTCCATTCGAAATCTGGAACGCAATCACATTGACGACCTTGACCACAGTTACCGTTACACATCATCGTCCCCTTTCAGTCGTTGAACAATCAGAGTTGAATAGCCTGCGATGTCATGCCAACTATCGGCGTAGTCAGCGTCTCCGTTGATGATCCTGGCGATCTTGTGACAGATCATTTCCAGGGCCTCCTGCTGGTCTAGTGCAAGGATCTTGCCTCGATGCTTGAGGTGAGTACGGATTACAAGCTTGAGATCTTGTGAGACCTCTGCATGTCCCGAAAACTTGCCGTATTTCTGGCCACGTTCCTGCAATGTTCCTTCCACGTCTGACATACGTTTCCTTTTGATTGAGTCTCCGCAAGCAGCCAACGCTTGCCTAGTTGCCGAACAGCACGAACCCACTGACGCTGGTTGTGCCGGTTTACATCCCGTGAAACCGAACTGCTGTTCCACAGCTTTCTAACAAGTCTCAGGGCTTTTGTATTCATGATGTTGGCGGGGGTGCCGGGCTCACCCGAACTTACCTTTTCAGACCCCCATATCTGTTAGTCGATCATAGAGTCAATGATGTCGTTGCGACACGTCATCACCAAGCGGCCCAATTGCTCAAGGCTCATGAGACCCTTCTCCACCTTGTTGCAAGCCTCAACAAAAGTTGGCGTATCGTTCCCCATCTCGTCGGAAACATCATCAATACGAAATTCAGCAATGAACTGAAATTCCTCTTCATATTCCTTTTCGTCTTGTTCCATTTGATTGAGGTACTTGTTGGTTTGGCTGGTGATGTAGCACATTTCGGAAGCTCCGGGTTGTGTGTTGCGATGGGTTCAATTGTGAGTGCGTTCACATTCCATGTCAAGGTGTTCTAAGATGAACTCACCAATCTGTTGCTTTGCGTCATCACATCCCTTCGCGACAAGGCAGTGATATTGGTTGGCTTCTAGATAGTTGATCCAGTCCTTCTGATCTTGGCTCAACACTCCACCCTTCTCCCGCTTCATCTCCACCCAAAGCCCCCAGGCTGGGATGAAAAGATCAGGAACACCCCTACACACTCCTTCGGACTTCAGGCGCGTTGCAGTGGTGATGGTTCTGGCTCCTCCGTTTGGGATGGCAAAAATGCGGGTTCCTGGGAAACTTTTTCGGAACCAACTGACAAACTCCCGTTGTTCCTCGTGCTCCGTCCTTATTCTTTCCATTGTTCCGCTCCTGTTCAAAATGGGATCTCCTCAAACCAAGATGGGCACTGATCTATTGACCCGGCGAAATCTTTTGGCACCTTCTCATCAAACATCGTGCAGTAGTCATGTTCTGCGAAATGGTCGCATGTATAACAGCACTTCGGCGGGTATAAGCCCTTCTTTGCTTCTCTCAACTTCTCTCGGTACACCTGGACAACATGTGGCTCACTCATTGGCCCTCCATTCTCGGTTGATGACACGAACAAACTTACCCTCTTTGCGGTACTCCACCGCACTAGGCGGCTTGGATTGCGTCATGATCTTGGCGCATTCATCTAGATCCTCATGAGACCCGATGGGCGCACCTGCTTTTTTCGCCATGTCCATAAACGCCCTGATCGCTTTTTCTCCCGCATAACCATCGTGCGTGACTGTCAGATACTCAGTCACGGGACGGTCGCTTAAAGCTCCGTAGTAGGTCACTGCGAACATCTCTTTGCCAGAAGCCTTGCTTGTGTGCTTACGCCAGATCCAAGACCGTACGGACATCTGTGTGCCCTCAATGCCCATAATATCGTCAACGTGCAGCGTCAGGGGCTTTTTTTCTGGTTCAGGGAACGGAGCGCCACAAGCTGGGCATTTTCTGGCGGAGATCGGGCACAGCTCGTTGCAAGCTTCGCACAGCTTTACCGGAGCCTCGCCATTGCCTGATCCTGCCTTCTTCGGAGGCTGCACTGCCGTTATCGGGCCATGTGTCGCCACCACCCCAGCAAAATCCAGCACTAGGCAATTGTCGGTGTGGCTCTTAGGGCGCATCCCTCTGCCTGCCATCTGAACGTATAGGCTTGGGCTCATGGTCGGGCGCAGCATGGCGACCAGATCAATATCAGGGTAATCAAACCCTGTCGTTAGAACATTCGCGTTCGTCAATGCCCTGATTTGCCCGGCTTTGTAGAGCGTCAAAATGCGTTCACGCTCCGCTTTCGGCGTATCCCCTGTCACGCACTCCGCAACGATTCCAAAGCTTTGCAGCACGTCTCGCACGTTCTCAGCATGTCGGACACCGGCGCAGAAGAACAACCACGCTTTACGGTCTCCAGCTCGAGCAATGACTTCTTGCACAATCGCTCGGTTTTGTGCCTCGTTGTCCACGGCGGCTTGCAGCTCGGCCTCAATGTACTCCCCGCCACGCTTGCGAACGCCTGATACGTCTAGGCGCTCAGCGGTTACCTTGGATCGTAGTGGAGCAAGAAACTTGCGTTTGACCAGTTCATCAATGCTTACCGGCTCAATCAGATCGGAGAAGATCGCAGGCGCGTCAGTGATTAGCCCGTGCCCAAGCCTCCAGGGGGTTGCAGTCAGACCCACCACACGAAGATTGGAATTGATGTCCTTCAGGTCGGCCAACAGCCGCCTATAACCTCCTTCGTCCTTGTGTCCGACAAGGTGGCACTCATCAATGATGACCAGATCCACGTGACCAATCAGATGGGCTTTGTCCCTCACCGACTGAATGCCTGCAAAAGTGATAGGCTCCCCGAGTTGCCTCCGTCCAATGCTTGCGCTATAAATACCCATTGGCGCTCCCGGCCAATGGAGACGCATTTTCTCCGCGTTTTGCTCGATCAACTCTTTCACATGAGTGAGCATCAGAACCCGGGTCTCAGGCCAGTTCTGCAAAGCATCCTTGCACAATGCCGCAACGATGTGGCTCTTTCCTGAGCCAGTCGGAAGCACAAGACAAGGATTGCCCTCGTTGCCGTTGCGGAACCATTGATAAAGATGGTCGATTGCTCTTTGCTGGTAGTCACGGAGCATTACCCGCCCTCCGGAAACATCATTTCCAAAGCATCAGCCACAGCCTGTTGAATCACCGGCCAATTGTCTCTATCAATCCAAGCCCTAATCTCAATGCTGGCGGCAGACTCATCTACTAGTTCCATCGTAAAAACGGCGATGTCATCCTCATCAAATGCATCCATTTTTGGGGGTGCTAGTTTAATCTTCATGCTGCTTCCTTTTGTTGTGTCTGCTGTGCTTTCGGTTTCCGGGTGAACAGCGTAGAGTCTCCTGCCATCATTTGCACCAACTTTAGTTGTTTCTTCTTTTGTCGGTACCGTTGAGACTTTTCCACATCTGTCATTATTTTTTTCTTGGCATCAGGCTTTGATCCAAGCTTGTAAATCCTAATGGGATCTTTTGATTCTGGCCGCTTGTCCCATTTACAGATGTGAAGCACTCCCTCTCTGTACATCTCGCGGGTGTAATGAAGAACGGTCACGTAGTGCAGGCCCGTTTCCTCGGCCAGCTCCTGGCATGTATAGTCGCCTTCCATCAAATGCTTCATTAACTGGGCCATCATCAGTGCATTCACCTTGATGATTTTGCGGCCCTTGTTGCATGGGGGTGCAGGTCTTGGCATGTGATGTCCTCAGAATTTGATATTGAACCCGATATAGTTCGGTGCAACGACGATGCTAGAACCACAGCCTGCGGCGGCAGTCACTGAAAAATCCTTGAACGATGGTGTATGACGATCCCGATGCTTGCGGTCGTAAATCTCTTTGGCCAGTCCCACAGCAGCCGCAGCGGCGCAGCCATAGCGCCAGTCGTCCGTGATCTTTGTGAACACTGCCCCGGTACCCGCGCCAACAAGCGCGTGTTGCCATTTGTCTTTACCGCCCCAGGATTCAGCGTGAGCCTGAGTGGCGAACAGCAGTGCAAATGCAAGTAGTCTCTTCATAGCTTCCCTTTCAGTTCGTTAATGATTCTGTTGATTGTTGTTAAATTTACTTCTTTTTGGTATGCCATCCCTGCGTCATAGCCTTTCGAGAATGCTTCGTAATGTATGCGGTCAGCAAACTTTATTAGTTTGCTTATATCTTCTTTTATATCGCACTCCCAGGCCCACTGCTCCAAACCTTTGTCATTCATTGTGTTGTTCCTTACGTTTAGGTAACGGTGCCCAACCTTTCCAGAAACCGTTATAGCCATCCCAATTTCCATACGTTGCCACGCCTCCAGCTCCTAACAGTTGAACCTTCACAGATAGTGGGCAAGTACCCATGGGTTGCCAGAAATAGGACTGGTCTACTGCTGCTGTCTGATCGGTGTTGAGTTTGATGGTCATTTGTGCAGCTTCCTAACGGCCCGCTCAATAGCTTCTAGATTTGACGCGCAGATAATGTAAAAACCGATCGGTGTTTCGGGGTACCACTGAAGGCACCAAACGCTGTCTTCTTGTATGGACTTAGCCCACTCCTCCTCGTTCACAAACTGGTCTTTCTCGTAGTTCTCCTCAACGGATAGATACATGTTTTTGTGTTCGTTGTGCGTGAGATGTAATCCGCATTTATGTGCTGGTAGCCAGTTCATGTGTTCTTCTCCTTGA